GGTGAGAAGCCAGAAGATTATTTTGACCGGACTGTTCACTCAGGAAATGTGGGGGTTCAGTCACTAAATATAGTTCAGAATTTCGTTAGCGTTTCGCTTACGCTTCCCACCATAGAAGAGACAATTGAGGAAAACTCGTGGGCATAAGTCATGACAAATGAATATGATTTTAATTACGGCAGCGGCCGTCCGGGAATGAACGTTTCGCCTCCTTGGTCAGTCAACCCAAATACAGGGTATGCCGGAACAGGTTTACAAGGTTACCAAGGTTACCAAGACAATAGCCCTGGTGCGTTTCAGTTTCGACAAACAATGGCTGATGGTCAACAAACATTTGCTGAAATGATGGGAGGTTACGGTCAAGGGGAGGATTTTCTTCCTAGCGACCCTTCGTCAAATAGCTCAGACGCCAATACAAGAGGTAATTGGAAACAGATATTGTTTGGTAAAAACAACCAAGATGGCACCCGAGATCGTGGGGCTCTTATGCCCATGCTTAATACTTTTACTGGGCTTGCCAGTGCCTATTTAGGCATGAAGCAATATGGTTTAGCTAAAGATTCCTTTAAACAAAGCAAAAAAGAATTTGGTTTGAACTACGATGCGCAGCGGAACATTACTAATCAGCAAATAGCAGGCATTGCTAAATCTCAGTACTCTGCTAACCCAGATTTTTATGACAAGCCTGAGGACGTTATAAATCAGTACAGTGTTAGGGAGCGCACAGCTTGAGCGTAATTACTTGGAAAAACGTCAACAGTAAAAACAATAACGATGCTGCGTACTTAATGCGTGGAGCGCAAAGCTCGATAACAGGAGGCTTAGACAGACTAGCCGGTGTTGCTCAGGGTATTGAGCAAAACGAGCAAGACAATTACAACATTGTAAAAGACAACAACACTAATGCCTTTAAAGACATGATGGCTGGCTTTAATACTCAGGAAGAACTAGACGCGGCTGTAAACTCAGGTGCCGTACAACGCATGGCGGACTCTTTCGGTGCACAAGCCGATCAAAGCGTATTGCGTGACGGCGTAACAAACCGCAAAAACACTATACGTGACAGATTTACTGCGGATCAAGATTTCTTAACAGCGCAGCAAGGCTTTCAAACAGAGCAGCAAAACTTTGAAGACACCCAAGATACGCTGGCATTACGCCCTGTGTTAGACGCACTAGCTACTGCTCAACTGGGTACTACTCCAGCTGACGATGCAACGTTTGAAAAATTGATGACGGAGAACAAGACGGAGTTCAATAGACTAGGGCTAACGCAAGGTCTACGGAAATCGTTTAACGAAAGCCAAATAACAGAAAGTGACCTAGTAATAAATAACCGAAAGAAAGCAGACGATAAAAGAGCGCAGGACAGTAAGGATCTTAGGGAAAGGGCGCAGCGAGAAATTGTTAAAGTTGCTGAGCTCGACGAAAACAACCGCCCCAACATACAACAGGCTAGAGCACGAGCTCTGCAATTAATTGCCAGTCCTGATTTTGCCGGGATGTCTGCAGAAGACAGACAACAACTGGTAAATGGTGTTGGTATTGAGTTAGCGCAAAATTTTGGCATCACCGAAGATCAGTTAAAACAATCTGAGATGGTTTTAGCAGACGCTCGTGTAACTCAAGACAAAGAACTAAGCGGGGCTAAAGCCGTCTATGACGATGTTTTAAGCATGAACCAAGTAAACGAAGAGTTTAGCTTTGACGATGCTATTGGAATGCCACAAATTAATACGCTAGCTAACGAGATGGGGTGGGACAAAGAAGCCTTTGCAGGAGCGGGAGACAACTTAAACGAAGAGTTACTAAACATTCGTAAAACTTTTAAGGCTGGTGTTGGTAAAGAGCAGTCAGAAGCAGTTATTGATAATCTTTTTTATAAAGCGTTAGGAGCCATGGGTCCGGCGGGTCAAGGCGAAATTGCGCCGGACGGAGACGAACGAAGGTTTACTTTTGTTTCTGATTTACCTATCGAAAGTATAACTAATGAAATGGAAAGACTTCTAGATAGTTACCAGTCAAACATTACCGCCAGAGCGACTCGAACTGCAGCCAAAAAGGCTTATGACACACAAGTAGAAACAGCAAATCTGAAACCTTCAAAAGCCTATCAAGAGAAGCTAGACACATTTAGAAAATCTAATGTTGACGCAACAAAATTAGTTGAGGCAGCAAATCGGCTTAAAGTTCCACCTCGTAAAGACTCTTAAGGTACTCGCAGAATGGCTACAAACCTCAAAACGGAGCTTGTTGGGGCGGCAGCTGCGTTCAAGCAGAATTTGCTGTCGAGCCTCTCTTCTGTAAAACAAGAGGCTATAGATAGAGTCATACCTGACTTTGTAAAAGAAAGCGCTCCGCCTCTTACCCCTATATCGACCAACTCTTCTGGTCCAGCTAGCCAGTCTTTAGCGACTACTATATTTAATAGAGAGTCGTCTGGTAACTACAACTCGATTAATGATCTTCATTACGCGGGCGGTTATCAGTTTGGCGCAATGGCGTTGGAAGACACAGGAATGCTAAAGCCTGGCAGTGGAGCGCTAGGCAATGCCGCAGCAATGAATAACCCTGATAACTGGACAGGTAGAGGCGGCGTTACTGATTTAGCTTCATTCTTAGCTAACACTGGTTTACAAGATCAGCTGTTTCAAGAAAACTTTGATGCTAACCGTAAGCGGTTAATAGGCAATGGCACTATCACAGAAGATATGTCAGAAGCTGACGCAATTGGATATACGACAGCAGCTCATTTGCTAGGCGCTACAGGTACTGCACGCGGCTTAGATAATGAAGATGCAAATGGGACTAAAGGCCAAGAATTTTTTAATATCGGCAAAGCATCAGCAACTCCCGAACCATCTCCTTCTGAAACAAACATTGCATCGATCAGACGCGCCAGTGAACCAGGCGTGCCCGGTTTAGTGGGGGAATACCCTAATCAAACAACGCGTGAATCTGTTGATAATCCTTCAGGTGATGCAGAAGACCTTGTAGCAGCTATGTCTCAAAAAGAAGCTGTTTACGATGTTGCAGGAGACCAGACACCAAAAGAAACTCCTAAACTTGCAGAAGTAGAAGTAGAAGTAGAAACAAAAACAGAAGAACCTGTTGCTTCCACAAAAACAGCTTTAGAACAGCTTGAAGCGGCAGTAGCAGGTGTAGACGCAAAACGGGCTCAAGACTTTATAGCAGGTGAAGCTGAAAAAGAGACCCCTGAGCCAACAGATAGAAATACGTCATTAACGCCAATGACAGCAGCGGTGGCTTATCCACAAGTATCTGATGATCCTAAAGACGTTCAAAACTACGCAAATTTAAGTGATTGGGTTGCTGTTAATGGCCAGCCTTCCGTTGATACAAGTCGTTATTTTATGGAAAGACAGACGGCAGAAAGGCTGGCATCAATTGATAGAGCTTTTAAAGAACAAAAAATAAGAGAGAGCAGAGCATGGGCGTCTGACGCAGAGCTGGCCACTAAAATTGGGGCAACTAAACAAAGTATAACTAGCCTTGCAGTTGGTACATTGCGAGTTGCTGGGCACGCAATTGCTTTGCCTTATACGATACGAGCTGCTTCTGGTCGAGCCAGCGTTGATGATCGCGCAATACGTTTGTATGAACGATCTTTAATTGCAAAAGATACGCTTACTGATAACGAAAACGCATATTTAGACACGAGACCTGATTCTGATGGCCGTAATATGGGCACTAGAAGAGATATACTTAAAAGAACGTATTTAAATGAACTAATAGCTGCCACTATTTCTGACATAGTCGGACCCGAAGGTCTTATTGGCAAACCTGTTAATGACTTAGTTAATCCAATAGATAAGGCACTGTTACACGAAAGTCTTGATAGAACGTTTGACCAGAGCGGAATTGTAGAATCGTTTGCTGCTGCTGAAATTCAGTACACACAGGGAGACCTGGGCGAAGCTGTAATGAGCGCTGCAACAGGCGTGATTGGCCTTACCATGGACGGTATCGACGATTTACAAGATAACCCTTCAGCAACTTTTCAGTACATATCAGAAAACATTCCTCAGCTCGCAATAGGTGCAGTTAGTAGACCGGCTTTGCTTGTAACTAACTTTGCGTACGGCGCTGACATTTATAGCGATGCTTTGACAGATTACAAAAAAACGCATGGCAAAAGCCCTACTCAAGAAGAAGCAGCGCACATGGCTGCTTGGGCTTTATCTGCGTCTGCACTAGAGCAAGTTGCAGATTTATCTATTTTAAAACAGCTTAAACGCATTCCAGGCGGCACTGCAGATACAGCCGCTACGTTAACTAAATTATTGCCTAATAAATTACTAGACGCAGTTACAACGGCAGCGGCTTCAACAACAGGACGAGTTGTTGCTGCCACTGTTAATAATCCAATTACCAGAACTGGAAAAGCCCTAGTAAGAGGTGCTGTTGTAGAAGGGCCCACTGAAGCTTACCAAACAGCAGTCGAAGAGAACTTTTCAAGACTTAATAGAGATTTTGACGGCGCTAACATTTTTCAAGGCTACATGATTGGTATAGGGGCTGGTTCAACGTTAACTGCCACTCGTACCGCTGTTAGCGAGTTAGCTAACATAGGAAGTACGCGCCCTTCTGCACCTATTAGTAAAAAGGATAAAAAATTAACTGAACTCACCCGAGACGGGGCTGTCACCGGTAATGTTGAACCGTTACTAGATGAATCCACTCCAGAAACATACAGTCCTTTAAACGCTGTTGAAGCACTAGCCACAAAAATAAGTGATCCCGCTATTTCTGAAGTAGAGCGCACGGCGCTTCGTACTCAAATTGACGAACTTATTGAGACACAGAACAAGAACGTTGAAGCTTTAAATGTTGAAATGACTCAACTAGAAGCTGAGTTCAACAGCACTACTGATCCTGTTGAAAAGCAGAAACTAGACAAGCGACTGGATGCGTTAGCACTTCAATTAGACGAAGCGCCAGACATCTCCGCTAGGATGTCTGTTTATAGAGAGGTGGGCGTTTCTAGAGTTACTGGGCAAAGTAATGTAGACGTAGATGGATTGATCGCTGAAGCAGGATCACCTGACGCTAGCCCTACTCAGGTTAAGGCGGCTGATAACATTATTGAATTAATGATGAGCAGTTTTGACACGGTAAGCTCAGAGCAAGTAGAAACGCTTAAACAAAGCCCTTTATTAACAAGCGAGCAAAGAACTTATGTTAATAATTTTAGTGAGGCTCACTCAAAGTTAAATGAATTAAACACTACTGATGCCACAAATACTGACGTAGTAAATGGCCGTAATGGTTTCAAAGGTGTGCTTCAGTATGAACTTAATATTGCTGCAGCACTGCGTGACGGAAACATACCAGAAGCAGAGAAAGAAATTGCTTCGTTAGAGAGCTTTTTAGCAAACCATAAGGGCAAACAAGCTGGTCTTGAAGCAGGACTCGAGGCCACTCAAGGTAAAGCAAGCTCCACAACGCATCTTATTCGTGACAATAACGAGTCGTCTGGTTGGCGAATTGCCACTGAAACTCCCCAAGGTTGGAACAGAAAAAGGAACGGTGGTTGGGACTTTAAAAATCCCAATGGAACTAGAAACGTTATAGAAAGAGTCACAGAAGAAAACGCTATTTTAGAAGCAGCTGTAGAGCAGCATAAAGCTGCCCTGGCTTTAATGGGCAACACTCAAAGTAATTCAACACCTGACCCCATTGAAAATACAGACGCTCAGCCCAAAGAATCGGACCAGGCGGACGGCGTAGCCGTTACGCCCGGTCGTGCAGATCCTGAAACTCAACCAGAGGACGTTAATGATCAAGCTGATGAACAGACCGAGACAGAAACGGACGTTGACCAAGAAACTGCTGGACAGAAAGAAACCCCTGAAAGTGACCTTGGAGAAGAACAAAACGTAGAGGAAGACAGTTTTGATCAAGGTGAGATAGCTGGTTTAGACCCCGATAGTAGGGTTGAAGGAAACATGACTGGCGAGCAATTAACCTTACCTTCTACTAACTTTATAGCAGCGTACTTTACTCAGCGCTCGCCTGATGAAGAGTCAGGATCAGTAAACCCTTTGGTTTACGTGAAAGATTTTATGTCATGGGTGTACGAAGAAAACGCGTTAAATCTAGATAAGCTAGAAAGCTTTGTAGCTAACGCTAAGCTTACTCCAGCCCAAATAGACCTGTTTACGTTGTTTCGTGCTAAGCACGAAGAATGGAAAGAAACCATTGAAACGAATATCAATGATTCTGCTACTACACTCCGCGAGAAAACATCCAAAACGCCTGAGCGTGATTTTAAATATGAAGATTACACACAGCATTTCAAAGGAGCTGTGCCAGAAAACCTGATAACGGCTATTTCAACAGGAGCTTTTTTGTGGCTGTCTGAAAATGCAGGTGGTACAGGCATCAATACATTGTCTGTTATTAAGCAAATGTTGGGGCTTAAAGAAGATGACACTGTAGACCCACAAGACATTATTCGTTTTACGCATGTTGGCACTAGGCGTGACTTTGTTATTCAAGACTTAGGCGAAAAAGTTCGCCAAGCTTTAGAAATGACTACGCATAAAAATGTGCCTATAGATGAGCTGGCTAAATTTGAGTTAGCAATGGGCGCCCACGCGTTTGCTCTGCTTCAACAAATGGGACTTACACAGCAAACTGCTGAGATAGCGCTTACTTCAGAGTCATTAGCTTTTCTTGAGCAGGCAGAGCAAACAGATGAAAACAATGATTTTAATCCTCCCTCTCTTTACGTTAAAGCTACTAGAAACGGCACAATACCTATTCAAGCTAATGAAGAGATTGTTGTTGCCTCTCGTTTAGGGGACAGATTTCTAAACCAGCTAATGTCTGTAGAGGAAAAAATCGTTCCTCCTGCGCTTAAGCCAGGTATGTTTAACCAGCTCAAAACTAAAATTAAGCAACTAGTACCTAAGACACAGCAAAAAATTGCTAAGTTAGTTAGCAAGCGCCCGCATAGTATCCGCCAGGATATGAAGCGGGTGCGTGACAGTTTAAGTGATATTGGTCAGTTGCAAGTTACCGGCTGGGTTGATCTAAATAGCGGTCAAAACTGGCATGACGGTATTAAAATCCCACAAGAGTCTAGAAACGAAGAGTTAGAAAGAGGCAACACAGCTCTTAAAGAGTTTGACGAACAAGTCGGTCTCGAAGATTTTTTTACTGTTCCTGTAATTTGGAAACACCAAAGGACCGGGCAAAGCTCTAACACCATTAATACGCAAACTAACAAGCAGCATCGTCACAACGTAACAATGAATGCCTGGGGTGTAGAAGTAGACCCAACTGTTGATAATGCTTTGTTGCGCAATTTTAAATTGGCTATTGCCCAAGGTATGGGCCTTAAAGTTGATAAACAAAACCCTGAAAGGTCTATCGCACAACTTAACGCGCTTATGGCTAGTGAAGAAGTGCAAGACGCATTAGACGCATTAGCATTAATAGACTCTATAGAGCCTGGTACTAAGTTACCTGAGCCCGAAGAAAACGCAATTATTGCTGTGACTCAAGGCATTAAGGTCAAGTACAACAACAACAACCTTAAAGTCGGCGGAGAAAACACGCATACCTTAGATGCACTAGTCAATTGGCTTGCTTACCTTAATGCCACAGAAGAAAAAACTTCTTTTACAACAGAAATGTTATTTGAAGTCGACGGGGTCACTAATGGCCCTGCCCTTTCGCTTATTATGATGGGGGCGGTTAACTCACTGCTTGGTGAAAAGTTCGGCATGTTTGGCACTAGCAGCCCACACACTAGTCACGCTGAGTACATCAGCGATACAAATAATGATGACTTGTATGAAACCATTGTAAAAAACGCAAAGCTTTTAATTAACCAAAACAAAACGGCGATAAAGCTACAAGACGATATGGGGTCTTTATTTAAATTAGATCGAAATGAGATTAAGACGCCAGTGCAAATGATGTTCTTTGGCGCAAACCTAGAAAAAGCAATACAAAGTCTTGCATCAGGCATCGAAGAGCGTTTCTATCAAGAAATACAAGACATCTCTAATGATACATCTACCACTGAGCAAGAAGCGCTAAAAGCCACACGAAATGTAATAGATAGGCTTAACGTGTTACTTGATGATCAAAATGCGTTGCCCTATTTCAAAACTGGGCAAGAAGCTTTATCTACTGTGTTAAAACCAGCCCAGGTAAAAATGATTGGAGAGAGTTTTTATAATAAGTCTGGCAAACATATAAAAACAGCGTTGGAGAGACAATTCGCAAGCTTTCAAGCATCACGGTCGGAAATGAATAAGTCTGCTACAGCTACTTGGCTTAGGTATGACGCGGCTTACCAATTTCTTTACTCGGCGGAAGTTGCTCGCAAAATTAAAAAAGGCACTATGCCTACAGACTCTGCTGGTAATCCTTTGCAGGAGTTAACAGACACGGATATAGCAGCAATAGACACGCTATTGAAAGAACATAACTTTGTGCCTGTTATGCATACGCCCTTGTCTAAAGGCGATATGAATTTGGATGCAGGCATCCGTGCTGACCAATCTGAGTATGTCACTGATGAAGATAGCCAAACTTACTTCCAAAGTGTTCGCTTTGGCATGCCAGTGCCCACCGTGCGAACTAAAACAAACCGCAAAGGCACATTAAGCCAATTATCAGTGACAGGTAGGCGACGAGGGTCTGTTGATCCTGGCGTGGCTCCGTTTATTTTAATGATTCACGCATTAGATAGCGCAATTTCTACTTTAGCTATTAGAACAATGAAAGCATTAAACATTCATGACGCACACGGTCTTGGCGTATCCAACATAAAACAAGGCGCTAATGAATTAAACAAACATACTTTTAACTTGCTTGCTAATTTTTCGGTGCCTATGGAGCTGGCTGATTCATTACAGCGGTCTATGGATGGTGAACTTGGCCTTTTAGAATCTTTGTCTGAAGACCAGCAAGCATATGGGGATCTAGCTGCTGTATTAAGTGATGTGGCGCTTGAAAGTGAATTCGAGCCCGATATATTTGTAGACATGCGTTACATGGAAAATGTACGCAGATTCGCACTTAGAGCTGAGTCTAGTAAGTTAGGCTACTTAAGCCAGATTGGCTTAGTTGATCAATACTCTTTTCCTGGCGGAGCTTATGAAGTTTCTGCCCAACAACGAGAATTAGCAGCTAAAAACAAAGCTGTAATTGATGCTCAATTAAAAGAATTAAATAACAAGCCCAAACAAGGAACTACAACTGAAGAAAAAGTTCCTCCTGTTGTTCCTACGCCATTGCCGGAAGAGACCCCTTGGGGTGTCGTCGGCAATGGAACTAATAATAGTGACCCAGAGTTAGTAGCTATGCTTAGTGGCGACAACGTCACTATTGGAAGCTTGTTAAAACCTTTAGCTAACTTAATTAAGAGTTACGAAAATAACCCTTATAACAAATTCCAAATAGAGCTACTTAGAAGAATTTACGAAACTACGCCAAGTGATACAAAAATAGTTTTAATTACTCCAGCTCTTGCTTTATCTAGCATGGACGAGTTAATTGCTTTTGGCATGACTACCCGAGGAATGTTTTCTGTCAGAAATGGTGTACGCACTATTTATATACGCGGTCCTCAGTTTGAAGGCCCCGGCGTTACTTCTGAAGTTGTACTCCATGAGTTATCTCACGCTGCTACAGCGGAAGTTGTAAAAGCAGCGCGAGAAGACGAAACCAGCATGCCGCTTCATATCGTTGAGGCTGTTGCAGACCTTGAGCAGTTACGCGAACGTGCTCAGCAATACATGGTGGATAACAAAATAGAGTCTGAAGCACACACTCTTGCTTTATCTAGTGTGGATGAGCTAGTTGCCTTTGGCATGACTAACCCTCAGTTTCAGCAGGAAATACTGGCAAAAGTCACATTTCCTATTGAGGAACAAAATAGATCAAGTGAGCCAGCAAAGAATGGGCTCAAGAGATTTTTTGACGCTATAAGTACGATCATATTTGGTAGTGCGAAAGAAGACCAGAGTAATGGACTGGGAGTACTGGTTTACAATGTTGGGGTTTTAACCCAGCAAACAGCAGAGATTAAAACAGCTGAACAAGGAGACATAAACCTTTTCATAGAAGAGACCACGCCTAGAACATTTGACACTAGACAAGTGTATGAAGCGTTAGCCTCTAGGGACTCCACAGAAGCTATATCGCCCATTCACGATATGCGATTGCGATCTATATTAGCTGCTGTTGTATCAGCCGCATATGGGAATACAGGCGCTCTGAAGCCAGCGGCTGAAAGAGCGGCGCCAGTCACAGCAGAAGATGTATTTTTAAACTCTTTAACCTCAGGTATTCGGCCATTTGCATCAGCATTGTCTGCTGAATTGCTTATGACTGACCAAGAAGCTTTTGTGGCTGAATCGGCAGAGCTTACGCTACGCGCCGCTCTGAGTATGAGAGAAGCTGTAACTAACCGGAATGAGCTAACTAAGCTGCGCAACCTGGCTAAAAAGCAGATTACTGCCGAGAAACTTTATGACGGTGACTGGGCTAATGCTTCAAACGATCAAAAGCGCCAAGCTGAAAGAGTTCACTCAATCATATTTGACGCTACTCAATACGATGGCAATAAAAGCGATTATTTAAGCCAGTTTGCTGCCGCAGCGCTTACCTATCAGCCTTTGGTTGAGCAACTGGCATTAATCAGCATTCCAGAAAATAGCGAAACGTATGCAGGCTTAACGGTAAAAGAAGCTTTAGAGCTGTTCTTTAAAAAGTTAATGGACATGTATGTACGGTTCGCTACTGGAATCGAGCAAAATCAGAATGTGCCCACAAGGATTATGCAGTTAGCGACTAATCTGGCAACAATAGAAAACAAAGAAAAGTCGAAGATCGAAAGCCGAAAAGATAGGCCCGAGCCTCTTCTTGATCAAGCGTCTAAAAAACTCTCTGATGACATAAAACAGGGCGTTATAGCTGTAGCTGATTCAGGTTTAGTTCAAGGAAGTAAAGTCAAAGTAGTCAGTGCGCTTGGTTCACTTGTCAGCACCGTTGCTGGTGAGCGGACTGAAGAAGTTATGAGACACTTTAACAAGATACTGGATAGAGACTCTGGCGTCAGATTGTCTGCTCAGCGTGAGCTCATTAACGAAATTACTAATGGACGCCCTGATTTACAAATCTCTAACTCTCTTCTTAATATGAGTAATAAACACGAGCAAAATAGAAAAAGGCTAAAAGAATATACAGCCTCAGCAACGCTTACAGCTTTTCTAGGTGAGCTCAATAAAAAGCAGTCTGAAGCTTTAACAAAAACTTTTATTAAAACGGAAGTTTCTAGTCTAGTTGATGATTTTACGCTGGCTGAGATAGAACAGTTAATTAGTGATCCAGTTGAACTAAACAGAGCAATAGCAGCACTAGAAGCTCAACTGGCAAAAGAAAATAGTACTGAGACGTATAACTACTACAGTACCAGTGCTGAAGGTTTAGGAATAATGATGGCCACGGGTATCAACCTGATGGAAGCTAACCTAATGCATAACGCACATAACATTGCGTTTCTTTACGCCACTGAACAGATTATTACAGATCAAGCTGATGTAGCTGCTAACGCTGCGCTAAAAATTATAGACCCTTTAGCTACTTTGTATGCTTTGAAGCACACAAGCAGAGAGCAGAAAAACGAAGCGTCTGATTTAATGCGTAATGAAGCCGCTAGAGGCAATGGGCAAAACGGCATAGATTTTCTAATCAAGCTGCACGCTGAATTAAAAGAGCAATCGAAAGCGAAACTGTTTGAAGGTAAAGACGCTCTTATGATTAAGGGCTACACCAAAGAATCTTACAATCCTTATATACAAGTAGTATCTGCTGACCCATCAAAAGCTAGTGAACTAGAAGCAGCTGGCTATGTAAAAGTTGGTGAACAAGAACTGGGTCAAGACCCGGATGATAATTCAGGAGGCAAATCTCTCTACAAGATACGTGACAGGGGCCTTACACCTTGGGTAATGGGCATAATACAAAATGTTGGTAAGCGAGCTAAAGGATCAACCTTAAGCGGGTCTGTTGTAGATGCTGTCGACGGCGTTGTACATGCAGGTAGCAAACAAGAAATTGACAAAATAACTAATCGTAAACGCTCAAAAGTCAGAGCTATGTTTAAGCAAAGAACCACGTTTAACTTAGCTAACTACCAGGGCAGCTACCTATCTCCTGTTCTTAATGACCAGGGTAAAGTTGCCGGCTACCGTTACCTTATGCAAGAAACTACTAAAGACTCTGTCCTTGAAAGAGACAATAGAGTAGATCGTGTTATGGGAGCCATAGCTTCTTCTATCTTTGATAAATCAAACAGTACTGGCTTAGCCGAAACGGCTATAGACGCTATAAAAGCTCAATACGATAACGACTACTTAGGTAACTCTGGCGCGTATATCTACGTTACTGCAACCAGCAACGACCCTGTTGTTCGAGAGCGGTACAGAGTGTTACCTGATGAAACAAAACGTTACATCAGAAAAGTGTTTGGCCAAAACGGTATGTACGTCAGAAATGACATGTACAACATAACTCTGGGTTACCGTAAGTTTAGTGTAGGAGACATGTTTGATAAGTCTCCAATAGATAGAAATTTTACAGAAAGCTTATTGGTTACAGCATTAGAAAGCATTCCAGTTGGCTGGAACTATGAAACAAACAAACCAAAGCTTATAGGCAAAAGGGTGGCATTAAGGCTTGTCCAAGCAGAAAACGTTTGGCAAGAGATTGTTAGCATGATCAAAGATGTCTTGGTTATAAAAAACTTATTTACATTGATGGGTAACGAAACTAGTAATGCGTCTTTGTTAGTATTACATGGCGTGCCTTTCGTTAACGTTCTCAAAGACAAAGCAGTTGCCTGGCGTGCTACCAATAGGTATTTAAAGATACGCAAAGAGCATTTTGATTTAGAAAAACAAGTAGAGCTCTCTTACTTAACTGGCCCTGCAGCTCAAGCGGCTAGGCAAAAAATGATAGAGCTAGAGGAAGAAATGCAAAGTAATGCCGTACACTTGTTAATGGAGAACGGCATGTGGGGAACAATTGTAGAAGATATTAAAGTAGGTGAGGATGACTTACATACTTATTCATCCAAACTTACTACGTTTATAGACGACAAAACTTCTTGGATTAACCCTAACGTCAAAAAAGCAGCCAAGTTTTTAACACTAGCGCATGGCACCGGGATATATGAGTTTCTTAATAAAGCAACAATGATGTCTGACTTCACATCTAGGTACGTGCTACACAAGCACTTAACCGAAAGAAACATTAATCCGATGTCGTCTGAAGCAGCTTTAATTGAAGCTAAAGCAGCGTTTGTTAATTATGACGTTCCGACCTCTAAACCATTACAGTATCTTAATGACATGGGCTTGTTGTGGTTTACAAAATACTATCTAAGAATACAGGCAGTAATAATTAATCGCATGAGAGACAACCCGCTAAGAGTAGCTGCTCTCTCAGGACTGGATTATTATACTTCCGTGTCTGATGTTTTGGATTCTTTTGCGTTAGCCAAATCGCCATTAAACTTTGGTGCAGGGCCATTTGATATACTTGACGCGCTAGATCAGCCTATCACTATCCAGGCTGCGCTTGGCGCCTACGATACTGTTACAGAAGAATAAGGCCCTTATGGGCCCTCTTCTCTAGACTCAGTGATAAGTATTCTTATGATGACGTAGATAGCACCTACAATAGCCCCGCACACTAGTATTGAAAATATAATACTAATGGCGGGTATTATTGCTAGAAAGATAGTGGCAAGCACTAGCATTCCTAAAAGGGTGCCTACTCCAGCTAATAGGTGGTCTAAGAGTCTCCTCATAGCTTCCTCCTCTTAACCGAATATACTTTCGTCTGCAGCCCCTTCTGTGTCAGAAACTTCTAAAGGAATAACAACACCTTCAGGTACTTCTTTCAACATTACGGGTTCTACAATGTTAGTAAGATGGCCCGATGGCTCTCCTACTGTGACTGTGGTCTCGACACCACCTTGAGTATCAGACCCAGGTTTTCCCCGAGTTGCTCTGAATTGAATATCGCCTACCAGGTAAGTGATGCCCATTTTCTTAACGTAGTCCCTAACAGCCACTGTTAGTTCGTCTTCCACTAATGTTATTTGCATGGATTTTTTCTCGCATTACTTATTCGGCCCATTAGTTGGGCCGCTTGTTTAAATTCAGAAGTAGCTAAGCCGGCATAAATAGCTGCCACAGCATCTGCCATGTGTTCAGCAGTGCCTTCGACTATAGATACTCCTCCTTTTACTTTTTTAGTTGGCCACGGTGCTTCAGGATGTTTGCTAGTTGCCCAAGAAATCATCTCTTGCTTTGTAGCTTTTTTATCCCCAACTGAAATAAGCTTTACTTCAGTAGGTGTAACCTCAAAAAAGGGAATGCCGAAAGCCCTGAGAGCGCCAAGTATTCCGTTGCACATGCCATAACTGGCCATAGCACGGGAACTCTGACTTCCTACAGGAACTTCAACAAAGATCGCATCAGCGCCTTGGGCGGCGCTTAATGCTCCCTCTGCTAATTGGAAAGAAGCGTCTAGGTCTTTACTGTTTTGCCGAACCTGCTTACCTTTAGGTAAGACAGGTTTGGTGACCGCGAGTCCAGTGATCTGAAGTCTTGCGTTGTCTAAACAGTACTCTCCTGTAGCTATTCCCCAATTACGCAATGAAGGGTCGAAACCGACTACCTCCAATATAGCCATTAACCGAAAATACTTTGCTGTGGCTTTGCAACAGCCTCAGGAGTACTTAAGGCAGCTGCAGACTGAGTTGCTCCACTAGGTACTGTAGACTCATCTATAGTCTTACCAGCATTATTAGTACGCCAGGTATTAATATAATCACCTTCGGTAATGCCAGCTAAGATTTCAGCTGTAGTAAGGTTGTCTGAAGCTCTAAAAAACTTATCAAACTCATTTATTTCTTTCACTTTGCCGTTTGGTTTCCATTGAGCAAGTTCTCCTTCAGCTGCAACGTTGGTTACAGCGTCTACAATCTTTTGCTTAATACCAGCAACAATAGGCTGACCCAAAAGAGCAGCAAATACAGGAACAGTAGTAGGTACTTCTTCTTTAAGATCGTTGTCCCAAATCTTAAGCACTTTATCTTCTAGTTCTACATTACCAATTGGTTGTCCTAGTGATAATGCCGCTAGGCTATTGCCTAAATTAAAGCCCTGAAGATAATTTCTTTCTCCTGTTTTGTTGCTAACAGAATAGTTCTTTTGGCCTTTAGCTCTGCCAGAAGTTAGATAAACTTTGTTATCAACTACACGACCATCAGCAGTTTCTAAAGACAGGTTTAAAGTTTTAGCTCCGCCTGAAGATTCGCTCATGTAAGCCATTTTTACTGTACAAGTGTAAATTTCGGATTCTAAGAGCCCGCGTTTTGGAACAAAATCCGTTTCATTATTAACGGAATCATCCATTTGAAGTGATGCTAGAGACATATATGCCCCTCCTAATTATTAAAGTTGTTTACGCTTTATCAGCGCGGTTTTGTGCTGCTTGGTCTGAGTAACCAGATTCATATCGCTTTCGTAATTTAACGATGTTGGTATCTAGTATCTCTTGACGGCTAACACCTATAGCCTGGCGAAGTCCTTCCAGATAAAACTCAATGTCACCGAGCTCTTCTATAAGGTTATCGACATCTAAAGGTTCTTCTTTTTCTATGTGGTCTTGGATAACAGCCATTACTTCTGCTGCTTCGCCTAAGATGCCCATAGACATATGAGCTAGGTCTCCTTGTGCTGGAGTAAACTCTTTTTCTGCTCGTGGGAAAAACAACCTTTCTATAACAGCAGGAAAGCTTTGAGGCTTGTTGTAAATCACTTGTTTTTTAACAGTGTCTACATAGTTACCTGCATGTACTCCTTTCTGTAAGGCATTGAGTAATAAAATCTTATTAGCCAAATCCAAGGTCTTAATAACTTCTTCGCCTGGTTTTGCTAACTCAGACACCATTTTTTGATGAGGTGTTTCTTCCTCTGGATTCATACTGCTTCCTGTAATGGTGAGTAATACTCACGCAACCTAGTAAAGACTTGCTCTAAGTCGTTATCGATATAGAGTTCGTTTCTATTCCAAAGACCAACAGCTGCACGCATTTTCTGGCCAACGCTGTCTTTAGTTACGCGAGTACAGAAAACGTATTTAAAGCCGTCTTCTTTTTCCTCATCAGTGATATTTAGTAAGTTGTTTTCTATTCCTGCCAACTTATTTAGTGGCATCTGCTTAGTTGACAAAATAGTTGTGAAGTCAGCTTCTACACCGATTTTGCCTACAGCACCTTTAATGGGCACTCTAGATTCCAACTGCATAGTTTGTTCGTTATGAACGACTTCTTCATGAGCCAAAATGGCGTAATCTTTTGAGCCTGATTTAATTGCGTGTATAAAATTACGGTAGAAATTACCGTACTCACCCCACGCTCTTAGGCCATCAACTGCGCCAGTTACATGTTGCCGCTCATACATCGACATTAGAAAAGTAATGGTGTCCAGCACGGCGCCATCACAATCTCCAGCCTCAATCTGATCAATAAAGCCAATGATGTCCGCAGCGTCAGCTACTTCTATATTCTTCATAAATTTATCGGCAAAAGGCAAAGCCTTAAGATCAGTGTTTAGGTAGACCATTTGGTCTTGGTTTTTCATGTTCATTAATGATGTGGACTTACCTGAGTTAGGCTGGCCCATAATCAGTACAATATGTTTATTGCCTGACATATTTTTCTCCTGGTGTTTGTCACAAAAATGTCCGGAGGACATATAAAAATTGCTTACCGAGCGCTTATTGCTTTACCTGCAGAGACCATGATTGTGGTCATGATTTCTTCTTCAGGTAACTTGTCTGGTAGCATTTCATTAAGGGCAGTAACCTTGCTTAGGACTCCATCAAAATCGAATCCACCGTCAACAAGTACCATGGCAAATTTAAGTAACATGTTGTTACGGTTACCATCGCCTGTGTTGTTGATGAACCAACGCTCAAGGTTATCCATTCCTTTCTGGTCTAGAACGGTTGCTTTAAAAGTTTCGTTCTTACTAGTCTTAGGAATAAATGGAAGGACATCGAGTATGTCGCCCTTTTGATAAAAGTGCTTGCCAGGGTTTGTTAGCCATTTTCTGGCACGCTGCCCGGTAGCGGTATCTACCTCAAAAGGTAACCATTGATAAAGGTTTTTCATAAACTCTTTATAGTCTTTCGCGTCTAACGCCAGCTCATAATTTATTGGCATTATTATGCGAAATCGGTTTTCTAGATCAGTGTGGCGCTTAGTTACGTGGAATAGTGCGCAGTAATCTTTAAGCATTAGCTTAGCCGTGCTTAAGTTCACCCCTCCATCTACGTCTAGCACAATAAGATTAAAGCCTGGAATGGCTTTGTCTTCTTGTCGATGACCACCAGTTAAATGATGGTTACACCAGTGAAGGTCTTCTGCTCCAGTAAGTCTGTGCAAGTCTTCAAATGGACCAGTCTCTGGCCTGTAGCCTTCTGCTAGATCATTACTGTGACTAACAATTACTTTAGTCAAATCTAAACTTTTTAAAGTTTCGCCTCTTATAAACTCAACACCGTCTTCGTATGCTTTTTTAACCAGAATATTATTCTGATAGCCGTAAGCAGTTGCTAGTTGAAGCATCTCTTGTCTATGCGCGTTTGACCCTTTGTAAAAAGGTAAGTCTTCTATTAAATCTGCTTGAGTAACTGGGCGTTCTGATTCTGCTAAATACTTAGCCAGCTTCACGTAATGTCTGTCTCTAGAGAGCATCTCTTTAAACGCTTTACCTGACTCTTCTGCTAATTTAATAGCAGCGTAAGCATGGTCTTCCATCATCTCAGGTGAGCCATCGTAAAAAGCGTATGCACCAGCCAGCTTCATTGCTTTAAAATACCTATGTGATATCTCACTTTTCCTAAGCTCGTGATGCTCGCCTAGCTTGTCGGCTAAGCCTTCACACTGAAGACGGTATTTAATAAAGATCATTGCTACATCTTTAGGCATAGAAATCTCTCTATGCAGGTTTGCAGGATCAGCTAGATCACCGAGCCAGTCAGACATATCTTCTATTGATGTGTCGTTAGATGAATCAACCATGTCCTGCCAAATCTTTTCAATCAAAGCAACATCTTCTGGGTCTTGGCTTCCTTCACGTAGATGCAATATGCTGTAACCAAAGAAGCATCTTCTAGCCATGCCTTGAACAAGTAGGCTAATCCAATCTTCTTCGACTTTGCCACCGTCTAACAGTTTTAATGCCACACCAAATAAGAGCATGTTGGTGGGCGTTGACCCTTTAAACACTTCATATCTAGAAGCGTCTTTAGTGCTTTTAATTAGTTTTTGGCCTACTTGACCACTATCAAAGAGCTCTAATAAGGTTTCTAGTAATTCCATGTTGGCAGCAAGATTAGCGCCTGTCTCGTCCATGACGAGACTAAGCGAGCCTGAGTTTGCCATCAGTATTTTATCTCTAGCCTGTTTGATTGCTGGTACTGTGCCAGAGTCAAAAACGAGTAATGGAGCGCCCATGTTTTTAAACTCAGTTTTCATTGACTCTAATTCCCTGTCGGGATCTGTGCCATTACGTTGAGCAATCTTGTTAGCTAGGATCGGCATATTTCGATCAGCACACACTTGCCAAGTGTTGTTAGTGAAATTACTTTCAAATTGATCTAAAACTCTGTCTTTAATAAATTTAGTTGCTTTGCCTTTACCAGCTCCTGATGGGGCCAAATTAAGTGCGTACATATTTACAGGTATTTTTGACCCATCAACTAACCTAAGGGTGCAACGCATTTGAGACGCAGCCGTGCATAAATAGAACGCAGCCTGCAGCCTAAAAAACATAGGGTCTTCATTGTTCACATGTGCCATTAATTTTGTTACTAGATTTTCACTAGGTCGATGGAATTCCATCTCTTCAAATTTCTTCATAAAGTAAGTGTCCCGTCCATAAGGTAAGTGTCTTTCTGCGTGCATACTGAAAATGCCGGGCAGAATCTACAAGCGACTACTTCGCCTGGTACTTCTTTAACAACCCCTACTCCACCGTCTGCTGACAGGCGAGCGTATGCTTCAGCAGATGACGTAAAGTTTTTTGTGCTGCGTGAAGTTTTATTAGGGTTTTTGTAATATTTGAACTGTGGCTCTTTGCGCCACAATTCTTTATCAGTGCACTGAGGAATGTCTTGTTCGTTTGAATCTTTGTATCTATCAAACATTTCAAGCTTTGATCGAACGTAATACTCCGTGTCATCAATACTCATCAACGGGTAAGTCATTTGCTTAACGGGATGGCTTGGATAGTTATTATCTGTAGTGCGGTATTTCATCCAGTCTGTGAATAAAAACTGAATAGCCATATGGTCTTGCGTAATAATGTCTTGGTTAAGCCAGCGGTAAATGCTGCCTTGAAGTTTGTAATCTTCAGACTTTGTATCGTTGACCCAAGTAAATGTAGAAGTGGACTTGAAGTCTTCCAGCCTACCTTCAGCTACAAAGTCAAACTTGCCTGATATTGTCTTGCCGCCAATCTCCTTAAAAGACCTTATTTCCATATAAACAGGAATAGCATCAGCTGCAAGTTCAGGAGAACCTTCTACTTTTACTGGGTTACCTGTGGCAGGATCATTTGTGTAGCCAGGATTAACTACCACCCTGTCTATAATCTTTTGTGGGTAACCTAGCCCTAACATAGCCTTCTTGTAGTGGCCTTGTGTCCAGGTCTTTTCAACACTGTCGTGAATAGCAGTGCCCATTCGAGACTTAACAGTTCCCATTATTTCAATAACGCGTTCTGGTGCGTCTAATGGCACTCTAGCTGGCAGCACTTGCTGTCTAATGGGCCGCATCAATGCCGTAGCTGATACAACGTTGGGTACATAGTCGTAGTAATCCGTTGCTAGAAAAACAGCCACGGACAGAGGAACGCCAGTTCCATTGGAAAAGGTCTGCATAATATGTCCTGATTTACTTCGGGGGATAAGAAGACTAGTTAGAATTATTAGTCTTTTCTGAGGTTTGTATTGAGGCTTACTAGTTGAACGATCTGGCTTTGTTTATAGCCGGTTTGTTACCGAGTCAGACTCTAGGTACGGTACAGGTATCAATTTAATGGCTTACCTCTTCTTTGCGCCAACCAAATCGTTCACTAGTAAATCTTGATGTGCTTTGTTCACCACAGCTGACGGAGGCAGCAATATTAATTACCTTACTAAGTGTAGGGTTATTTATATAGATACCCCAATAATTAGATTGAATTACTGGGATATAAAAGATGTACATATGAGTGTACTTACTTGGCACTTATATAGAGTCGCAGGAATGCGCCTTAGAGGTGTACATAAAAGCCATTAGTAGCATTAATGGACATGTGTCCACAGTAGCCTTAGACTATTTTAGACACTATATAGAGAATTTACGTTATGACAGACATTGGCTACATTCGGGTCAGTAGTGTTGATCAAAATACTGATAGGCAACTATCTGATGTCCAGCTAGATAAAGTGTTCACCGACAAGTGTTCTGGCAAAGATGTAGAAAGACCCCAGCTAAAAGAATTAATAGGCTATATACGAGATGGTGACAGATTACATGTGCATAGCATTGATCGACTAGCTAGAAATCTAAAAGACCTGCAGACCCTGGTTGAAGAAATAACTAATAAAGGTGTCACCTTAAAGTTCTATAAAGAGAATCTAACTTTTAACGGTGATGAGTCACCTCTCCAAAAACTAATGCTTCAAATGATGGGAGCATTTGCTGAGTTTGAGCGTGAGCTGATACACGAACGACAGCGTGAAGGCATTGAAGCAGCCAAAGCTAAAGGAAAGCGCTTTGGTGCAAAGCCTAAGTTAAGTAAGACCCAAGTTCGTGACATAAAGAGAAGGACTAAAACAGGTGAAGGTAAAAGTGCATTGGCTAAAGAGTATGGTGTCAGTCGTCAGACACTCTATAACGTACTATGAAAATCGTAAATGCCCCCACTTTGCCCCCAAAGGGGGTCTAAATATGGCATATATAAGCAGACTGGTTAGTGTACCCTTACTTGATAGCCTCTTAGTGTTAAGAAGTCTGAAGACCTATGTTGCTTCAAAGGTATGGGTAGGTGAGTGCTACTATCTCCGCCCTTTTCGATAAAGCTCTTTAAAATCATATACTTACTAGACCGCTCTTTTTAATGCCCCCACCATGCCCCCACTTATTTCATCCTAGCCCATATTGCTGCCTGCGCAGCACTCTTGTCAGCGTTAGTCCACTTTGCATAAGTTTTAAAAAACATTTCAAGTGAATGGCCTAGACGTTCTGCGCAGTAAGCTGGCTCCATTCCGTCTTCAAGCATCATTGTTGCGCAAGTGTGCCTAGCGTTATAGGGACTCCGGTAACGTATACCTTGTTTGCGCATTGCCCGTACAAGGTTTTTTGTCAGTTTGTTTGCACTGCGAAATCCTTTGCCTTCTTTTGTAGTAATAATATGCTGGTCATGCAGCTGCCGTGGAGTTTTTTGTAACAAAGCTTTAACACGAGGATGTACAGGGACTGTGCGATCAACTCCTGTTTTAGTACGTTTTCTGTCAACACTTCTAACTGTGCCTTTGTTTATTATAAATTCATGATTTTTTTGGTCGTAGTCGGACCAAGTTAGCGCAATTGCCTCACTGGGTCTTAAGCCGCAATAAAACCTAATAAGGTAGAACAAGTATTGGTTTGGCGAGCGGTGGTTTGTTTTTAAGAAGTTAAGAAATTTGTCCCGCTCTTCTGTAGTGAACGGGTCAATAAACTTATCTGGCATCTTTATTTCTTTTTGCAACTCTAATGCTGGATTGTCAGTACGCCATTTAGATTTAATAGCTAATTTAAAAATGGCTGATCCAACAGACAGTATATTAACTACAGTTTTTGGTTTTAGTGGTCGTTTATTAAACTCGCTTTCTTCTCCTTCTGGATTAAGTAGAAGAGTTCTAAATGGTTGCAGAAGGTCAGAGTACTGTATGTCATCTACGGGCATATCAAAGAAAGGTAACCAATAATTGCGTAACAAAAGCTTGTTACTTCTCAGACTTTCTGGAGCAAAAACTGTAGTTTCAAGCCGTATTTTAGCCAACATACCAAATGTTGGCACTGGCCCTCTATCTGAAAAACCAGCCAGGTATTGTTGAATTTTTGCTCGACGAAGCTTAGCGGCAGTTTTTAAACCAGCCAAGGTATAGGGGATGTGGTGGAGGACTTGCTCCGGCCTCCTCTTGCCTTCTTGCCATCTAATCCTGACTTTGCCTCGGCAAAGGTCGACGCCTGTAGGGTGGTCCATTTTTTAATATCCTCCATTGAGTACATTGTAGCGCCGGCTTCGTCTCGCCAATAATGGACGCCTTCTAACCAGTGCATTTGCCTACGCCGCTTGATTTGGCTTGTTGTATATCCGAAAGCTTCTCGCAATAGGCGTTCTGTTACTACTTGTTTAGTCATATAAACCTCAGAAAAATGTGAATGGTTTGGTTCTAATTGTGGGAATTCTTGTTAACGGCGGTAACTAATGTCTGAAATCTGTGGCACTGGTCTAGGTAATTTTCCGGCACCGGGAGATCCAGTAGGTATGGACACCAGCGTGTTGACAGCTACTGCTAGAAAAGACGGTATTGATGTAGCGTGGACTTACCCATCGGTGTTACCGCAGGCTGTTGCGCACACAATTCTGTACCGCAGCACAACTAGCGTTTGGAGCTCATCTGTAGAAAGCGCAGGAATAGTAGTAGCGGGCAGTTATTACTTTCACCAGGTTCCCCTGGTAGCTAACACAACTCATTACTACTGGATAAAAATAGTCTCAGTTAATGGGACTTACGGGACTTTGATAGGCCCTGCTTCAGCAACTATGCTGCCCTCTCACCAATACATAGTTGATACATTAGTTGGGCAGATACAGGAATCTCAATTAACTGCTCTGCTAAGAACTAGGATTAATGAGATAGATGTTGTTGCTGCAGATTTGATAACAGAAGGTGTAGCGCGTCTTGCGCAAGACTCCGTATTTAGTGGGCTGCTTACTCAGCAAATATCTGACTTGGCCGCAACTGATACTTTGGTTGCTAATGAAGTAGTTCAGCGTACGTCTGCAAATAACGCATTAGCTGCTCAAATGACTGCCGTAGTAGCAACAGCAGCTGGAAACACTGCTGCAGTAATTACTGAGCAAAGTGCTCGGGCTACTGCTGATAGTGCTGAAGCAACAGCTAGACAAGCGTTAGGTGTTACATTTGGCAATAATCTAGCTGCGGCTATAATAGCGGAACGTGTTGTTAGAGTGACTGCAGAAAGTGCTTTAGCACAAGATATTACTAATGTATCTGCTGCATTTGCGGTTGGAGACGCCGCAGAACGAGCTTTCAATACGGCTGCTATTCAAACAGAAACCACAGCTAGAGCTAGTGCAGATTCTTCTTTTGCAGGTCAGATCACTACTATCCAAGGAACAGTAGGTGGGCACACCACTGCTATTCAAACAACACAAAGCGTTACTAATGGCCTGGTAGGAGAATACGCAGTCCGTATAGATTCTAATGGCCATGTAGCTGGTTTTGGTTTATTGAATAACGGTACTTCTAGCGAATTTATTATCAATGCCGATAAATTTGCCATTATTAAACCGGGCTATGGCGCTGCTGAAGTGCCGTTTGTTATTGGTACGGTTGCTGGGGCGACTAGGATCGTGCTTAACGCGGCTACTTATATAGCTGATGCTTCAATTCTAACTTTAGACATTGGTCTTAATGCCGTAACTGTACCGTTCTCTAGTAGTTATGGCGTTAGTTCAACTCTTAGTAACGGTGTGTCCATAGCAATCAGTACCACACTAGCGGTTAACTTTGGCACAAACGCGCCAGGCAAAGTGATTTGTCTGGCTAATTGCAATGTGTCAAATGTTGGTGGGTATGGGGGAGATTGGGCGGCTGCATATTTTGAGTTGAGGTATAACACGTCAAATAGTACAGCGATTAGCGGTAGTACTTTACTGATGGCTAGCTCAACACACGGTAAAAAAGGCGCCCCTCCTTCTATGAATTTTTCAGTAACAACTGGTGGGTGGACTGGCACTAGATATTTCTTTTTGACCCTACGAGCAACTGGAGATGGCGTAAACGCTACTGGTTGGTGGAGATCAGGGAATTCAAATCTAAGTGTTCTTGGAGCTAGAAGATGACAGTAGTTACATATTTATGCCATAACGAAGATGGAAACATTACAGCTGTCCAGTCTGGGCCAGCAGACGCTCTGGTTGAGCCAGAAGGGTTATTCATGGTTTATGAGGGTGAAGAAGACGTCACCCCTAATTGGTATATAAAAGATGGTGTACCTTTACCTAAGCCAGAAGAGCCCTCCCCTGCTCATGTTTTTAATACTACGTCTGAAACCTGGGAAATAAGCCTTGCTGGAGCAAAAGCTAATGCGTGGGGCAGAATAAAACAAAGTAGGCATTATGCTGAATTCTCTACTTTTACTTTTAATGCACAGACTTTTCAATGTGGGGAGAAAAGTCAGCAAAGAATAATGAGCACCACCCAACAGGCTCAATTGGATTCAACAATATCTATTACTTGGACATTGGCTGATAACACTACCCAGGTCTTTACTGGGACAGAGTATTTGCAAGTAGGCAAAGCTTTATCAGAGCACGTTGTAGCTTGTCATTTAAAAGCTTCCTCTCTGCGTCAGCAGATAGAGGAAGCTAGTACGCAAGAATCTTTAGCCGCTATTACATGGTAATGAGTGCGGTCAAATGAGTTAGTGAAAGGCCCATTAATATTACAGAAAAACTTATTTCGACCACTTAGACTTCTTTGTATTAAGTCGTAAGGCCGGGATAAATGACTACATATAATCTCACGATTAAACACTTAGATGCTTCTGAAAATCCTGTTGCAGGGGCTACTGTCCGCATTGCTTTAGATAAAACGGACTACTTTCCCACAGGTACTGTATCTACTACTCCTGTCACTGGCGTTACTAACGCTAGTGGTGAAGCTGTGTTTCCTCTCTTGGCTAACACTACAGGCACCCAAGACTCTCGCTATGTAGTATGGATCATTGATCCAGTAACAAAAGCAGTATCTACCCACACTATTCAGATGCCTGCTAATAACGCCAATTTAAGAAACTTGGTTGGCTCCGTTACTGTTGAAGTACCTGGAGACGCAGAAAATAGCGCAAATGCAGCGGCAGCTAGTGCAGGAGCAGCTTCAGGTAGTGCTACTGCAGCCGCAGCTAGCGCAGCTACTGTGGCGGCTAGTACGTCTGCTTCCGCTACCAGCGCAACAGCATCGGCAAACAGTGCTACTGCGGCAGGTAATAGTGCTACGGCAGCAGCCTCAAGCGCCACAGCTGCCGCTTCAAGTGCAACTAGTGCAGCTTCAGATGCTGCAACAGGAACCACTAATAAAAACCTTACTGCTGCAGATGTCGTATTAACAAACGCTGATGTCGTGTTGGCAGAAGCTGACAAAGTTCAAACAGGTGTAGACAGAGCAGCGGTTGCGGCAGATTTAGTTGCTACTAACCAAGATACTATTGATACCGCAGCTGACCTGGTATTAACCAATGCTGATGTTGTACTAACACATGCAGACGTAGTGAGTACTGCAGCCGATAAAGCTGCAATTATTACGCTGTACGATACATTTGACGACAGATACTTAGGGACGAAAGCAACAGACCCTACTGTCGACAACGATAGTAATGCCTTAATTATTGGTGCTATTTATTTTAATAGCACGGTTAATAACACACGATTTTATAATGGGTCAGCTTGGGAAGACCCAGAAGCATCTACTACTGCAAACGCAGCTACTGCTACTACTAAAGCTAGTGAAGCTGCGGCTAGCGCAGCAGCTGCCCTAGTATCAAAAAATGCTACCAATGCAGATGTAGTATTAACCAATGCTGACGTAGTGCTGACCCACGCTGATGTAGTTCTTGCTGAAGCAGATAAAGTCCAAACAGGGTTAGATCGAGTTGCCACAGCAGCAGATGTAGTTAGTACGCATGCAGATGTAGTCCTAACTAATGCGGACGTGGCGTCTACTGTTACAAATGTTGCAACAACAGTAACTAACAAAAACTTAACTAATGCCGATAAAACTGCTTCTGCGGCTTCTGCCACAGCAGCAGCTAATAGCGAAACAAATGCTGCGGCTAGCGCTACAAGCGCAGCTAACTCTGCTGCGGGTAATTGGGCGTCAACGCTTGCTAATGGCAACAGCACTAGTGGTAACGATGTGCTTCTTACCACGGACGATAAAGTAAATTTCCGTGATACAGCCATCTATATTAATTCAAGTACAGATGGCCAGTTAGATATTGTTGCTGATGCTGAAATACAAATAGCAGCGACTACTATTGACCTTGATGGTGCCGTTCAATTCACCTCAATATCAGGCACTAGTGCAACAGCTGTAACAGATATAGACAACGGCACGCTTGCAACAGGCAGCGCAACAAAGTTGGCTACTCAAGGTGCTATTAAAACGTATGTTGATTCTCAAGTAGGCAGCGCTGACACACTTTCTGAAGTGCTTGGCCTGGGTAACAGTTCCGGAGGAACTAACGTAGTTATTACTGCGGGTGACGTGATTACAACTAACGTCATTAATGAAACCACAGCCGCCTCAGGCGTAACTATTGACAGTGTGTTGCTAAAAGACAACACAGTAACTGCTAATAACGGCACGTTTACAGTGCTAGAAGCCAGTACAAGTTTAGAACTAGCAACTGGTGCAACTGTAACTGGGATAGATAACGGAGCTCTTGGAACATCAGCAACGTTATTGGCCACTCAAGGCGCAATAAAAACTTACGTCGATGCTCACCCTAGTGGAACTGCTACTAGCGTAGGTGGTACAGGAACTGTTAACGGAATTACTTTAACAGGCACTGTTACAGCTGCCGGCAATTTGGTGCTAGGTGGAACACTATCTGGTGTAAATCTAGCTAGCCAAATTGCAGGGACACTTCCTATTGCAAATGGTGGTACAGGGTTAACAGCAGCAGGTACTAATGGAAATGTACTAACAAGTAACGGGACAAATTGGATTTCATCTGCACCTGCAGCAGCAGCAACCGTTGATGACGCTACAGCTCTAGCTATCGCTTTAGGATAATAAAATGGCAAATACTTTTAAAAATGCTTTTGCAGCCAACGTAAACAATTCTGCTTATGTTGATCTTTACACTGCGCCATCGGGAACCACGACTGTGATTCTTGGCTTGGCTATATGCAACAAGACTGGAAGCGCGGTTGACGTAACCGTACAGATTCAAGATACCTCGGCAAGTAGTGCTGACTTTCAAGTTCTTGACACTGTCTCAATACCTGGTCGAACGACTCTCGAAGTGCTGGCAGGACAAAAGTACATCTTAGAAACAACAGATGTACTCCGCGTCAAATCTGGAACTGCAACCGCCGTCGATGTGTCTCTCGGAATCATGGAGATCACATAATGGCTGTAACTAAACTTAGAGCGAGAGCCATAAGCGACAATGCGGTCACTGCTTCTGCTATTTTGACTGACGCAGTAGCCGCTGACGCCATTGCAGACAACGCAGTAGACATTGCACGGCTAAATGTCAGTGATGGATCAGCAGGTCAATTCTTAAAGACTG